ACAACCAAATAATACTAGTTATATAAAACAGTTTTCATCCGCAACATCAGGATTTGTTAATTGGATTTACAAAACTATTAGTGGTATAAAATATATTACACCCGCAACAAATAACAGTGTATATTTACCAAAAGATTTAATTGTAGTAGGTTCAATAAATAGTCCTTCAGACTTATCATTAAAAGAAAATATAAATGAGTTAACTGATGATTTTTGTAATAATATTTTAAATGTAAAACCAAAAAAATACAATTTTACAAATGATGAAAACAAAAAAGAAAGATATGGAATAATAGCGCAAGAACTAGAAGAATATTTTCCCGAATTAATAACAAATACAGGAATTGAAGATGCGGATAATACAGTAAAATTAATAAAATCAGTAAATTATTTAGAATTAATACCAATAATGATTGTTAAAATGAAAAATATGCAAAATGAAATTGACGAATTAAAAAAAAAAATTTATTAATCAAAGAGATTAAATATTATATTAATATAAATGAATAATTTGTACTCCTTGGTTTATAAGGCTTTAATATATGTAAGTGTAATTTTGTTTTTAATTTCATTTGGAACAAGTGGAAATACAACAATTAGCGCATTAATATCCGGTTATTCAGCTCTTGCGCTTGGTATATTAATGATATTAATTATGTTATTAAATAATGTTATGAATACAATTCAAGGAAAGGCAACATTTGAAATTATAACAACCATTTTAATGGCTTCTGGTCCATTTTTATTAATGCTTGCTGTAATCGGACTAATATTGTATTTAATTATAAAATATAGTGAAATAATTGGAGATGGTCACGTGTCAAATGGATACTACACATTTAGCAATATATCAATAATTTTATTTTTATTACAGATATATTTATTGTATTCTAATATGGATACAGAAAAATTTAAAATAACTGGCAAATTATCGAGTATAACTAGCAGTTTAATTTATTTATTAGGTGTAATTTCTAGTATGTGTGCTTTAATTTTATATACAATATTAAAGTATTTTACCACAGACGGATAATTTTAGATACTGTTAATTATAATATAAAAGAATACTTATGTATTATAATATAAATGGATTTTGTCTATGTATTTTTAGATATAAATAATTGGGAAGATATAATTATCTTCTTGTCAAAAGAAGATGCTATAAGTGAATCAAAAAAATACCCAAATGCAAGAGTTGAAATTTTTAAAATAGACCAAGAAGTTGGCTACACACCTACTTATAATTTTTATAAAAATGGTGAGCTTATTGCAAATTATAAATAGATGTAAAAAATGACTTTTTAAAGGTTGATTTTTGTAAACTTATATGTTAATCCATAGTGTGTGTGTGTTTCCCAAATACCAGATATTTTTAAAATAAATGAATTATTAGTTTTAGAAAAATAATCAGAAAAAAATTTTATATTACCATTAATAAGTTGTTCATAAATTTTAAATTGAGGTATTTTAGTATTTATTTCTATTTTTTTTAATAAATTTTCTTCAATTACTTTTATTTTTTCAATAAGTTCTTTATGATTAGTTACACTAAAAGTGCATTTATTTTTATTATAATACTTTTCTGATACAATATCATTTAATTGTATTAATAAATAAATACCATTTAATGTAACATTATTTGTAGAATACAAAATTCTAATAAAATTGCCTTCATTCATAATAGTATTTTTAATTGGTTCACAAAAAAAAATACTATTTTCATTATATTGGTCTATTCTTTTAATGATATTCATTAAACCTACTATATAATTAAAATTTGTTTTTAAGTATATACCTTTTTATACTTTTTCTTATGAAATTGTTAATAAGTATAATAAGTAATAAAATTAAATAAAGAATATGTTAATAACTATATAATAATGAAATTTTATGAAGTTCATTTTGAAGAATATATAAATGCAATTCAAAAACAAAATTTACATCCAAAATTAGAAAAAATTTATAAAAAATTCCCAAATTCACTACATGAATTAAAAAATATAATAATTTATGGTCCTGGTGGTGTTGGAAAATATACTCAAATGTTAAACTTGATAAAAAAATATAGTCCTACTGAATTAAAGTACGAGAAAAAAATCAGCGTAAACTACAATAAACAGCAATATTTTTTTAAGATAAGCGATATTCATTATGAAATAGATATGTCTCTCTTAGGTTGTAATTCAAAATTACTTTGGCACGAAATATATACACAAATTGTTGATATAATATCAGCAAAAATAGATAAGTCAGGAATAATAGTTTGTAAGTATTTTCATGAAATTCATAGTGAATTATTAGAAAACTTTTATAGTTATATGCAGCAAAATAATGCGATATCAATAGATATTAAGTTTATAATCATTACAGAGGAGTTAAGCTTTATTTCAGATAATATTTTAAATTGTTGTGAAATTATTAATATTGGAAGACCAACAAAAAGTAATTACAATAAATGTTTAAAAAATAAATTACCAACTAAATTTAATTTAGAAAATATAACAAACATAAAAACCTTAAACTTATTTAATGAAGAATTGATGTTACCATACAAGATGATATGTAATAAAATAATTGATAATATGACTAAAATTAACGAGTTAAAGTTTTTAAAGTTTCGCGATATATTATATGATATTTTTATTTATAATTTGGATATAACAGACTGCGTTTGGTATATTCTCTCTACACACGTAAAAGAGAAAAGGATTAAGAAGGAACATTTGTCAGATGTATTAATAAAAACATACAGTTTCTTTCAGTATTATAATAATAATTATAGACCTATTTATCATTTAGAAAAGTATTTATTTTATTTGACAAAAATAATACATAATTATTAGAAAATAAAAAATATCTCTTCGTATTATATAATGAATATTTTAATTTTATGTCATCATTATGAAAAGCATAAATTATTAACGCTTGTTAATGGAAAAACTGAAAATGATTATATACCTCTTACTCTTGAAAATATTAATAATATTTCTTCATTAACAAATGGTGCTATAGAAAAAATATCTTTTTTAGATACTGACCCAAATTTATATTTAGAACCAGAACCAGACCCAAATCTAGGTATTATTCAATATAAAGAAGCAGATGAACTTCCAGATAACTCATTTGATGCTATTTATACAATATTTTGTTCGCCTTTTTTAAATATTAATCAAGATTATGGTTCAAAACTAAAAGAATCAGGAAAAGTAATAGATGTGAAAATAGAGAATCATAAGACTCCTCCTAACAATTACCCATATGATGACAATTTCTTTCCATTTTTTGTGAAACCCTTAAGTCTATTCCATGAAGAAAATTTTGGTAAAACAGTTCACAAGGTATCTTTTTATGACAAAAGCAATCCAACAAAAGAAGTAAGGTATCTTTATGTTGATAGAAATTTAGTTCCTCTAATAGATGAGTCTGGACAAATAATTTTTCCCAGTAAAAAATTAAAAACAAAGTTAAAAAAGAAAAAAGGAGAATATAAAAAAGTGCCTCTTAGATATGTTCCAAAAAGTTTATCTAAAAAAGATAAGAAAAAACAGATTAGTATGTTAAAAAAATCGCAAAAAATGTATAAAAATAAAAAATATTATACAAGAAAACCATTAGCTTCTTATAAAAATAAAACATCAAACCACATAATAAACGCACAAAAAATATACAAGATAAACAAAATATCACCAAATAAAGAATTAGCAAAAGCAACTGGGTGTTCTATATCCGCATTAAAAAAAATTGTAGAAAAAGGTCAAGGTGCGTATTATTCTTCAGGTTCAAGACCAAATCAAACAGGACAATCATGGGGTTTAGCACGATTAGCAAGTTCAATAACAGCTGGTAAAGCAGCAGCGGTTGATTATGACATATTAGATAAAGGTTGCGACCATAAAAAAAAGGCATTTATGTTAGCAAACAAATCAAGAAAAAAATATAAATTTGGACATTCAAAAACAAAAAAAACAAATATTTAAATTTATTAAATAAAATTTTATATTCGATGATATCTGATAATATTAAAAGAACGATTGAAAAAATTAGTATTAGCAACAAACTTATTTATTGGATTAACTACAGTAAAATTGGATTGAGATACTAAAGCAAAATTAGAATAACTATTAGGAATACCTCTGCGATAAAAATTGGCACTTGTTCTTACTTTACCCATTATATATTTACAATAGAAATTAATAAAAAGAATATTTAAATACTTAAAGTTTATGATATAAAATATAAATATTATTATGAGTTTAATGAATTATAAAACAGCATTAGAGATTTTAGAAATAGATATGTCTGAAAAAAAATATAGTGATATTAATTTAGAATACTTAAAAAAACAATATCATAAACTTGCCTTACAAAATCATCCAGATAAAAATGGTAATACAAAAGAATCAAAAGAAAAATTTCAAGTAATTAATGAAGCTTATGAATATTTAAAGAGAGAAATAAATTTTAACGAACAAGGGTTTAACGAACAAGCGGAAAAATCTAATTCAACTGTATATATTGATATTTTACAATCATTTTTATCGGAAATTTTTGCTGGAAAATATAATGATAAATTTTATGAAATAATAAAAAAAATTATTGTTAAAAAGATTCCAAATAAATTATTCAAAGAATTAAATAAAGAAATGGCTCTTGACATTTATAATTTTCTCTCTAAATACAAAAATATACTTCATATTAACCAAGAGATTTTAGATAATTTAATGGAAATTGTTCAAGAAAAGTATGAGGATGTTATGGAATATTATAAATTAAATCCTAGTATAGATGATTTATTTGAAAACAATGTGTATAAATTATATGTTAATGAACAATTATTTTTGGTTCCATTATGGCATAACGAATTATATTTTGAAAGTTCTGAAGTAAATAATTTTAAAGAGATAGTGGTTTCTTGTGAACCTGAGTTATCTAAAAATATAAAAATTGATGAAAATAATAATTTAGTTGTAAAAATAGAATTTAATTTAAATGATTTACTTAATTTAATATTAAATGATGGCAAAATATTTTTTAACATAGGTAAAAAAGAGTTAAGTATACCAGTAAATAAATTATATATGAGACTAAACCAATATTATAGAATAAAAAATGAAGGACTTAGTAAAATAAATGAAAATGATATTTATGACGTGTCAACTAAATCAGATATAATTGTAAATATTACTCTAACATAAGTATTTGAATTTTAATTTATATTAAAAAAAATATAAATTAAATTATTTTAAAAATCTACAACTACATATTAAACTATTTCTAACTAACTACTATTTTTGATATTTTTAAGCATCAGTCTTCTTCTTGACAACTCGCTTCACAACCTTCTTGGGCTCTTCCACAGCAGAAACATCCTCAACCACAGCAGGAGTAGCAACTTCTTGAACAACATGAACAGCAGCAGGAGGATTAAATACAGTAACAGGCTCGTGTTCATCTTCGCCATCACTATCCTCTACAATAGTGCTCGCAACAGTATCATCGATATCGTCCTCGACAACTTGCTGATTCTTAAGCTTTTCCTTATCTTGAGTCTTTAACTTAAGAAAGCATTGTCCCTGAAGAGTTGGCTTGGGCTTTTGAACAACAGCCTGAACAAGCTTCCAACTAGCGCTAAACTTACCATTTACAAACCAAATTCCTGCGAATTGAATTAAAGTCATAATATTTGAACCCTTCTTCAAATAATCAAGAGGACTAACGCTAGTATCAGAACCAGGAAATAACTTATCACCATCCTCGCTGTAAATTTCAGTCTTAAAAACATTTTCCCATTGTGGAAGCTTAATACGAAGAGTAGGAGGTCTAGAATAATCATAATCTCCAGATGCCTTATCCTTTGAATACTTTAACATTGGAGTCCAAAGAGCATCAACAACTTCAGCACTCTTGTGAACCTTTCCAAACCATTCCTTAGAATAAACAAGAGCATCAGCCTTAATTTTATCTTCTAGCGCCTTAATATTTTTTAAGAAAGCAGTTGTGTCTTCATTTTCGTATTCCTTTCCAGGAAATTGAAGAGACAATGTAAATTTTCCATCTCCGACACCAGATGCTTGGTCTACATATTCAGAAGCACCCCACGTCAGCATAAGTGGAGTAGATAATGTAAGACCAGTCTTAGTTCTTTTATTCAAAATATTAACACTCTTAGCTCCTTGAGGCGTTGCCTTAGGAGTAGTATACATAATATCAGTAACATTAAATAGAGTTCCGTCGATGATTCGTTCAGCCATTTTATTGTAGTATAATTTATATAACACAGATATCTTTAAATCAATTTTTTTTTTAATAATAAATCAAAAAACAATATGAGTAATGTTTTTTTGTTACCATATACGATGTCAAATATTTAATTGAAATATTTATTTTCAATATTAATATTAATATTAATTTTAAACATTTGATTCTTTTTCTTCATTTACTTCATTTATTTCATTATTAGATGAAGATTGATTATGTGTTATTTCAAACTTGTTTTCTCTTTCTTCTAATTCTACATCTCGTATAATTTTAAAACAACCCATAGAACATTCTTTACATTTTGTTTTGTAAGCCATAGATGCTAATTTTATTATCATTCCGCTAGCTGTAGAAACAAAAGCGACCCAAAACACCTCAGATAACATTTATATAATATAATATAATAATTTAAATTATAATTTAAAATAACTCAAAGGGATATTTATATACATATATTATATAATATGGATAACCATCATATACCAAGTAAAAATATTGTTAAAATTATTAAACCGGTTGATTACTTAAGTAGTATTTCAAAAAATTATGAAGATAAAATTACTTTTCCATACAAACTTGAAAAAATAGATAAAAATAGTATAAGTATTCCAACAATATGTAATTATATTGATATAACAAAATATAACTATACTATTCAACAATTAAGAACATTTGCTAATCATTATAAATTAAAAACTGGAGGAAATAAAAAAGAATTAATTACAAGAATTTTTGTATTTTTACAATTATCATATTACGTGACAAAAATTCAAAAAGTTTTTAGAGGAAATTTACAAAGAAAATACAATAATTTACATGGTCCAGCTTTTAAAAATAGAAAAATATGTACAAATAACACAGATTTTATTACTATGGACGATTTAAATGATTTAAGTTTGAATCAATTTTTTAGCTACAAGGATGTAGATGGATTCATTTATGGTTTTGATTTAGCTTCTATTTTTAGTTTAATTTATATGAAAAATAATTCAAAAAAACCTAGTCAAAATCCATATAATAGAAATAATATACCAATAGAAGTTTTAATGAATATTAAAATATTAATAAAAATAGGAAAAATTTTAAAAAAAGATATATACTTAGAAATTCAAGATGAACCAACAAATTTGTCAAACGAAAAAGTTATTGAATTAAGAGCATTATCTTTGTTTCAAAATATAAATGCTTTAGGAAATTATAGTAATTCAGAATGGTTTTTATCTTTGTCTAGAAATAATTTAATAAAATTTGTAAGAGAACTTAGTGATATTTGGAATTATAGAGCTCAATTATCTTTAGAAGTAAAAACTAAAATTTGTCCTCCTCATGGTCTTCCATTTAGAAATTTAAATATGTCTTATATTCAGACAGAAATAGATATGAATAATGTAAAAAAAAATATTTTAGAAGTTTTAGAAAAATTTGTAAATAGTGGAATAGATTCGGATAGTAAATCTTTAGGAGCTTATTATGTTCTTGCGGCGCTTACTTTAGTAAATGTGGAAGCCTCTACATCTTTACCTTGGTTATTTCAATCAGTATCTCATTTTTAATAATTAATGTAATAAACTATTAATACCATATTATGCTAAGAATATATATTATTTGCGTTAAATCACTTAAAAAGTATTTATTTAGATATAGTATAATAAGATGGCACCAAAACAAACCAAAACTCCCAAGTCTACTGATTCCGCTTCCGCTCCTGTTTCTGCTCCTGTTGTTGAGATTGTATCTACTCCTGTTGTCGTTGAGACTGCTTCTGAGAAGGCTCCCAAGGTTAAGAAGGTTAAGGCTCCCAAGGTTGAATCTCCTCCTGTAACTGAGAAGGTAGTTACTCCTGTCCAAGTTGTTTCGGACGAGTCTTCCGCAACTTTAGTTGTTGATGTTGAGGCTTCTGTTGCTGAGCAATCCGTTGAGTTTATTGCTAAGCTCCAACAACTTGGTGTGTTGATTTCTTCTTTGAAGGCTGAGTATCGAACCCTTGAGAAGAAGTGGACTCGTGAGCTCAAGACCGCTCAAAAGCAAAGTTCCAAGAGAAAGAGAAAGGCTGGAAATCGTGCTCCCTCTGGCTTTGTGAAGCCCACTCGTATCAGTGATGAGCTAGCAAAGTTCCTTGAGAAGCCTTCCGGTTCTGAGATGGCTCGCACTGAGGTTACTCGTGATATTAACAAATACATCCGAACCAACAATCTTCAAGATAAGGAGAATGGTCGTAAGATTAACCCTGATTCTAAGCTTGCTACTCTTTTGAAGCTTAAGAAGACGGATGAACTTACCTACTTTAATCTTCAAAGATACATGAGCCCTCATTTTGCTAAGGCATCAAAGGATGTGGCTGTTGTTTCTGCTTAAACTTTTACATAAATAATAAATCAAAAAAATAAAAATATTAGGTCTTTATAGACCGAATATTTTATAGTCAAAATATAATTAAAATACTTATTATATAATATAATGTATTAAAAAGATATTTTATTATATAATATAATACAATATGTTTAATAGTATAATTAATTTTTTTAAATCTAATAAACAAAAATCACCTGTATTTGATGAAAGATATAGGGCAGGATATAAAAAATTATGGATAAATAGTTTAAAAAAATACCCATAATTTTATAATTAAAATACTTATTATATAATATAATGAGTGCTGCGTTTTCTAATTTTAAGGTTTTAAAAATTCAAAAATTAAATAGTATTTATAACTTAAATCTACGTAATTTAACTATTTATTATAATAATACTTTAAATAATATTAAGCGTTCGCAAAATACAAATGGTAATAAAAATAAAGCAATTAAAGCTTTATTTAATGAAGTTAATAATAAACATAATTTATTAAAAATACAATTGAATAATGATATTTTATTTTTTAATAATTTAGTAATGCCAGAAATAAAAAATAAAAAAAATAATTCTGCTTTATTAATTGGTATTAACTATACTGGAACACAATATGAATTACGTGGTTGTATTAATGATACTAATTCAATTAATTCATTTATTTCTGATTATAATTTTCAAAAAATTAGTATTTTAACAGATAATAATGTAAAAAAACCTAATCATAATAATATTTTGGATGAATTTAAAAGTCTTTTAATTAATTCTCAAGCTGGAGATGTTTTATTATTATTTTATAGTGGTCATGGTTCATATGTTTTGGATAAAAATAATAATGAAAAAACAGGAAATGACCAAGTGATTATTCCTTGTGATTTGAATGAAATACTTGATGATGAATTAAAAGATATTATTCAAACTAATTTAAAGAAAGATGTTACATTAATTGCTTTATTTGATTGCTGTTTTAGTGGTTCAATTTTAGACCTTAAATATCAATATATGGATAGTTTAGATAAAAATAATTTTACTGAAAATGAAAATGAAACTGAAACAATTGGTAATGTTATTATGATTAGTGGTTGTAGTGATGAACAAACTAGTAATGACTCAATTATAAATAATAAAAACCAAGGAGCTATGACGTGGGCATTTTTAGAGGCTTTTAAATCTCAAAAAAATATTACGTGGAGGCAATTATTAATAAATATGCGTGCTTTATTACAAAAATCTAAGTTTGACCAAACACCTCAATTAGCATCTGGTTCTTTTTTTAATATTGATTCACCTGTATTTATTTAAAAATATTATACATATATTATTATATAATAGATATGTATAATGAAATTATATATAATTACAAATAACGAAGAAAAAATATTATTATTTAATGAAAAAAACGATACTATAATAACAACTGATTTTGGTATAGATTTAATTAAAGAATTAGAATTTAGAGAATTTCAACTAAGTTTAATAGTTGAATTTGAAGTAAAAAATGAAAGAAACACAGATTACTCGTACATTAATCCATATACCGGAAAACTTTTAATGACTAACAACACAAGTACACATTCTATAGGTAAATCTCAAATGAGATGGGAAGAGAGAAATAAAAAATGGATACTAATAAATTGGTCTAATTCTGATTCAATACTAGATAATATTAAGTTTAAACCAATAACATTTGATTTAAGAATTATTTGGTCTAATAATGCATTATTAACTATATGTAAACAACCAAATATTTACAGGGAATTAAACAGTAAAAAATATTTTATAGACTCTGCCATTTTTTTACATGATTCAATTAAAACGTTTAACAGAGAATCACAATTAATTATAGATGATGAAATAAAAAAAATACAAGAAGCAGAAAAAAAAATAAATTTAAAAACTGATAATATTCTTATTACTTGTGGTTCACAAGCAGCAGGAAAAAGTAGTTATTTTAATTATATAAATGGACAAGATGATGAAACATTTATTAATTATGAAAATATAAATTATTATAATGTTGATTCTGATAGATATATTTCTTATTTTTCTATTAATACTTTTTTAAATAACATACCAATTATGTATACTAATAATTTATTTACTTGTATAAATTCTTATAAAGAAATAATACCTAACATTTTTCAATCTGAAAAATACACCGGTAAGGATCCTCATAAACATATTGAATGGACACTTGAACAATGGTGTCTTACTAATCAATTTAATTTTGTAAAACAAGGAACATCATTATGGTTAAAACATATTATGGAAAATACTAATTATAAAAAATTTAACAAATTAATTTTATTTTTTTGGATTAGTAAAGTTCAAATGTCAGATAGACTAAATAGAAGATTAACTAATCTAAGAAATATAAGATATTTTTATGATACAGTTATAGCGATTAATAGCTATGACTCAGATTGGTCTAATTCTGCTAAAGCTATAATGATAGAGCATTTTAGAAATATTTTTAATGATGATAAAAAATATAGTTTTTGTATTATTTTTAGTGATGAAAATAAAGACAAAGGTATTAGAGAATCAACATGTTTTACAATTAAAGATAACAAATTTATTGTTAATAAACAAGGTATTATAAATATTGTTTTTTTTATGAAACTTTTACTATATTTAACTGAACACAATTTATCAGAATTATCAAAAAAAGAATTGATAGATGGAACCATAAATTTAGAGATATCACATAATTTACTTAAACAATCAGAACAATTACAAAAAATGTTGGAATTAATACCTTCATCAGCAACAGACTTACATTCAATACAAAAAGAAGTTAATGAATTAGCTGATTTACAACCTATGAAAGCAGTTATACCTCCAGAAGTTGAAGAATCAATTCATTTAACAAAAGACACATTACCTCCAATAGAAAAAGAAGTTAATGAATCACTTAATTTACCATCTACAGATATAGTTGTGCCAGAAATTAATGAAGTGAAAGAAACAGTATTCCCTCCAATACAAAAATTAGGTGGAAAAATGAAAACACGTAAAAGAAAAACATATAAAAGAAAAACACGTAAAAGAAAAACACATAAAAGAAAAACACATAAAAGAAAAACACATAAAAGAAAATAAACTATTTTATATTAATTTTTATATTTGTGTTATTTCATAATCTATATTTTTTATTTCTGTATCATTATCATGTATTAAAGATTCTAAAACATTATCAAATGATAGTTTTATACAATAGTTATCACAATCTCCATCACCATATGAAAGTAAAAGTTGTTTATTACTAGCTCCATCATTATAATTACTGTATTGATATGTAGTTAATCCCATAGGAAAATTGATAAATGATGTATTAAAACCATTAGTTATAACAAATGGATTAGAAAAATTTTCAAGTGATAAATCATTTTTATTAATTTTATAAAAAAACATTGAATATATAAATATTGGATGTAAATTTCTATATATAATCATTGATTTTGGTTGTAATATATCATAGTTTATTATTTCTAAAAGAATTAATACTCTCCTTATATAAGGTAAATAAAAATATGAAGGTAATTTACCTTCATCCTTCCAAAAATTATCTTCAAAATCATTAATTTTACAACAATTTTTACCTGTTCCACCATTACCTTCTTTGCTATTAATCAAATTTTTTAATATTTCTAAAATTCTTATACCAAAAGTAAATAAGTTATCCGGATAATCACCAAAATCATCATAATATTCAAATATAGTCTCAGCTTGTTTTAAAGTTATTGAATCATAACTAATATTTATTAAATGAGTTTTAACATATTCTTCAATTTTATAATTCATATATTTAAAAATATCTAATTTTAAATGCCCAACAGCAATTAATGAATCATCTAACTCTAAAAATGGTGTTGTCCCGGAAATTTTAAAATTAGTATAATTTTCAAAATATTTTTCCATTCTATAAAATATATTTGAACGAAAAGGATAAACAACCCAATTCCAAGATGTATCGCCATTTTCTTCTAGTTGTTTACCATTCATAATTTCATCAAAATTACTAGTATCAACAGCAGAATCAAATGGTTTAAAATAAAATATTATTCCATCTTTTGATGTCATTTTGTATTGTACTATTACACATTTTTCTTTACAAAAAGTTCTTCTTTCATCATATGTATTAAAATAATGCAGTATATAGTTTTTTTCAGTGTTTATGTCCCATGATATACAATTTGCTAATGATTCTTGATTACAAAATTCAGTTTTATTAAAAATATCAGATGATTTAACTGTTTGATGAGGAAATGAAAACCCAAATATATTTCCATCTCTAATAATTTGAACACGAGATAATGTTTGTTTCCATCCACATTTACCTATTTCATCATCTAGTGTTAATATACCGTTATCTTCGGGACTATTACTATGAGGCAAAATAAAATTATTTCTAATATTTTTTTTTGGAATTACATTAAACATATTAATTTGTGTAAAACCCCAATCTGGATTTGTACCTTTTGTATAATCAGTATTTACAATTCCATAATTGTTATTATTACCTGAAGTATAAATACTAGTATTAGTTGGTGTTTTTAATTCAATTAACCTTTTTAATTTAACAGAGGCTATGTTAGGATTAGAAACAGTTCCATTTAAATTTCTATTTCCTGTAATATAAAAAGTATTTATGATAAGATTTTTACCATCTTTATTATACATTACAGTATTATTAATATTAACAATGCGACCATCAATCGGTGAAAAATTATTATCATTTGATATAATTTGTCCATAAATAATAGTCATTTCATTATTAATACTTTTTAATATTGAAAGCACAGATATCTCTCGAGCAGTTATTTTTTCTGAACTTTTCCAATGTCCATCTGGACCATACCATTTATTAAAAATGTTTCCAGGACTACGTACAAATAATTCTAAATTATCAGGATAATTATTAGGAAAAAAATTTGAAAATGATACATAATTTGAATATTGATTATATATTTCAGGTATTTCATCATTAGTTATAATAGACATAATACCATCTTCAACTTTACAAAAACAATTAACTCTTGATACACAAGCATAATAAGCAGAAACAAAGTTTTCATCATTAGTTCCTGTATTTAATTGTTCTATTAGTGATATACTAGAATTATAAACAGAAAATGTTTTAAAATTATTATTTAAATTAGGCAACAAAACTTTTAATAATTCAATTATTGGTTCACTTAAATTAAGAGGTGCTGATATATTTATCCTTCCACCCTTTTGTTTACTTTTATAATTATCATTTGAAATATCATTTGGTTTGTTAATTTTTATATTAATTGGTTCAAATTTATTATTAATATTATTAAAAAGTGTATTATTATTCGTGTTTTCTTTTTTTAATTTATTAATATATTTTTGTGTTTCAAGAAAACTTATAGTTTTGTTTTTTTTTATAATATTATTATTATTTTTAATATTATTATTATTTTTTGTATTAAATAATTTAAAAAATTTTTTATTAATTGTTACTCCTTTTTTAATTTTATATGATTTACGTGTTTTATTATTATTTAAACTTAAATTGCTTTTTTTGCTATATATTTTATTATTCATTTATTATAATAAATGAATATTTTATTATTTTATTCATTTATTATAATAAATGAATAATTTATTTTTTATTATTTAACTTGATAAATCATTATCTTTGTATAGCCAAAATTCAATATTTAAAGTATCAGTATCATTGTTATTTGTGCTTACTAGTTGATTAAACTTGGCTTCCCTAAAAGCAGCCAAGTGACAAGCACAATCTCCTTCACCATATGATAACCAAATATCTCTTTCAGAACGTTCATCCACTTTGTTTGTAGTTAATCCTACAGGAAAATTTAAAAATGATGTATCAGTATCTTTAATTAACATAAATGGATGAGAAAATGATTCTAATGCTAAAGTACGTTTATTAAATTTATAAAAAAACATAAAATATTGTACCATTGGATGCAAATTTCTTATACACGTCCACCAATCACCGTCTTGTTGTATAAAACCAGAAAATAAACAATATTGTCTCGCAAGATTATTTTTATCATCTAACATAGACCAATTTCGCCAAGGTTTTTTATATGTTTTATGTACCTGGTGTATATACTTTGAATCACCTCTTATTCCATGAGTTGGATTATCAAAAATATTTACTCTTGCCCATTCAATTAAATCAAACACAACATTGCTTAGATGATCTCTTCTACCTTGTAATCTACCTACTTGTTCACCTTGAAGATATCGTTTAGCATTTGCAAAAAAATCTGCTTCACTAACTCCAAAAATATTACCATTTTCATTATTTAACTTAACACATTCTTTAAGTTTTTTGTCTAAATGTTCAAACATATCAAATTTAATGTGTCCAACGCCAATCAATGAATCTTCAATTTCAATAAATGGAGTTGTACAAGAAACATCCAATCCTAAACTCTCTTCCATACGATGAAATATATCAGAATTTGGTGATACAACTAAGTTCCAGTCCCTAACATTCCATTTAGAATCTAGTTGTTTACCATTTAAAATTCTATTAGTATCTCTAGATTCTATAGTAGCATTAAATCTCTTAAAATAAAATACCATTCCAGCTTCATTGACATTATCTTCATCTCCATCAATATTTCCGGCTAAAGAATAATTTAATAAAACACATTTAACCGGACAAAAATGTCTGTTTTGATCTTCATATTGATAATTATGTAATACCCAATTTTTTTCTGTGCGTGGTTGCCAAGTAACACAATTAGCAAATCCTTCTGAAGTGCTATGTTCTATATTTTGAAAAGGATTTCTTGCACCAGCATTTGATTGATTAGAAAATGAACACGTAGGAACCAGAGTTTGTCCATTATTTTCTATAATAATTTGAACTCTAGTAAGTCCTTGTTTCCAACCTAAATTTGCTGGTTCTGGTGTTTGTTGTCTTCCTAATGCTTTTGTCTGTTCCCATTCATAATGTATAGTATCTGCTTGACTTTGTGATATCATTATTCCATTATTAAAATTATCAGGGTCTTCGTTAGGATTAATTATAGTATATTTATATTTATCATCTAATATTACACCTCCTGACTCTGGATGATGATTATTGCCTGTTGAACTTCCAGTTACATAAAATGAATTAACAGATGTATTAGCATCAATATTTACTTCAGTATAAATATTAGTTATTCGTGCATCAATTGGAGCATAGTCTCCCGCACTAGGATTATGTAAAAATCTTGAATAAACTGGACTAAGATTATGACCTTGTCTGCTAAATATAGTTAACATAGTTAAATCAGAATAATTACATTCTTGTGTCGCGTTCCAAAATCCAAAAGGTGTAATCCATTTATTAAATAAATTTCCAGGAAATCTTAAATAACTATCTGCTCTGTCAGGATTAGCTCCACCAGCATATCTAATCCTATTATTTGTTTCCATTTCTCTAATGTATCGGTTTACTGTATCCATTGTAAGACCATATTGTTCTCTAGAATTTTTCCAAAATATGCATCTTGTTGTACATACATAAAGCGATACATTACCAAAAGTTTTTAACCATGTAATACTAGGATTAAATATAGATAATGTTGTTATATTAACATTAGGGGCTATTCTGCGGAATTCATTTTTTAGGTTATCAGTAAGGTCATTTATCCAATTTACTTTTGTACCAGGCGCACCTCCCAAAAATTTTGATTTTTCATTATTATTTTTTACTATTGGATTTTTACTATCAATAAATTTAACATTACTATTATTTTGAATCTTCAAATTTTGTAAAACATTTTCATTGTATAGATTATCATCAGTATCTTTACCTTTTTTACCACCTTTTTTATTTTTTTTTAAATATTTAAATTTATTAAATAT